AAGAGTTTGATTTTCTTCTTACAACTTTTGCAAGAGGTGTACTTTCATTCCATGTCGCACCACTTGTTACATTTTGGTATCTTATCTCATACCAAGAAATATCTAAATCAGTTACAGGAGTCCAAGATAACTCCATTTGATTTGAACCTACTAATGATACTGATAAATCTGTTACGTCTTGTGGTGTTTCAGTTGCACCAACTACTGTATGTGTTGCAGATATAAAACTAGACGAAACTCCAAGTGCATTAATAGCTTTAGCCCTCACTGTATAATTTTCATCATCTATTACGTTCAAAAATTCATGTCTAAGTTCAGTTCCGCTTGATATAATTTTGAAATTAGACTCAGATGTTTTCTTTGCTTCAACTTGATAGTATTGAACAAAAGAATCAGGTGATGCTGTAATAAGAATATTAAGCCTAGTAATTACAACTCCGTCAGCATATTCAATCATCTCATCACTCAGTGTTATTGCAGATGGTGGTTGAATAACAAAAGGATTTGGTAATGTTGTTGATGGTGTGCTTGAAACCTGATTTTTTGATGCAAAAGTATAATGTGAATTTTGATGTTCAATAAGATTCAAACCAACTGTAAAATCTTCGTTAAAAGATATGCTGTTTACTCTAAATGCTTTTGCACTAAATCCAAGAGAAGCATGAGTTATATTTACAATATCTCCAATAGCTAAATCGTAAGCATCACCGCCAGCATTAATATTAAGTTTTTTAGCTTCTCTGCTACGTCTTAAAATAATTTCTGCCATCTCCTCCGCTTGATACGGACTTGTAATTGTTTGAAAGTCAAACCTACCCTCTAATAGAAAACCACCATCAGCAGTTTTCATTGTTGCGTGTTGGTCTGCACTTGCTAAACCTGAGTCATCTATTGGTGGAAACTGAACTTCATCAACTTGAAAGTTTCTATCAGGGTTTACAAATGAAACAATTACTCTATTATATTTGTTGTTTTTTTCTTCACTTGCTAAACTATATCCACCAAAAATATCATCTTCATTTAAAGTAATTGAAGCTGAACCTGTTGTCTCAATAACTAATTTATATTTACCTCCAGTATAGGGTAGAAAACCTCTGCACCCTCTTAGAAAGATTCTTGTATTATCAATAATAGTTTTTGAGGTATCAATTATTGCATTGCAATCAAAAAGGTTTATATCACTGCCTCCACCAAAAGGTGTAACTTGTGTGATGCAAACTTGTGATGCGTCTCTAAAACTTTGTAAATCAATATCTGTTGTTGCTAAACCTTTTCCATATCTTGAATTTCTCAAATAGTCTAATAAACAAAAAGCTGGATTTGAAGAAAAAGTTGGAGATGATTCAGATAAGTCAGAAGCTAATGTTACAACTTTTTTTCCTTGTATTTTTGCTTGTACTTTTGGAACACTTCCAAAAACATCTTGATTCCATTTGAACCTCAAAGCTAGATATGCAATGCCTGATAATTTATGGTTGCTTCCCCAACTTGATAGCGTCGATAATAAACTCGATGCACTTTGACTATCACTACCAAAATGAGGTTCTATTCTTATGTATGAAACAGCATCTTTATAAAAATTAGAATCTGAACTTGCTACGTCTCTTTGCGTGTTATCTGATAAAGCACCATCAAATGTTACTACTTTGTCATCTACTCTTATTTCAGATATTGCATTTATCTCACCCTCAGATAAAATTAAAGCCATGTATAAAAATTCATTATCTGTTCCTGATGTTTGTAAAAAAACTCTAACACCACCAATAAGTCTCTCTCCATAGACAATAGGAATATTTGCGTCATTTGATTGTTTGTTTACAAGTATGCCTTTTTCAAATTGGTCAAAATCTGTTTCTCCAAACTCAGGTATTTGTGGTTGCGGTGCTAGCCATGATAAGGCTTTGCTAACAACCTTTACTGGAAACTCTACTACTTTTTTTACTGCACCACCCATCTAATTATGAAACTCTCTTTTGTATTTTTTGCCTATTCTGTAAATATTATTTTGTTTATCAAGTCTTAACCAATTAATAGATTCATTTGTTCTCAAATAACCTTTGAAATAATTATAGACCCATCTCATTACTTCTTTTGCTTTTCTTAAAATAACAATATCATAAAGCCAAAGTTTTTTACCTGAGTTCCATTGGTTTTTATTTAAAGAACCTGTTTTAGTATAATATTCTTCATCTGTATTGTTTAATCTTGCCCAGTTAACAAAACCATAAATACCTTTTGAGTCCTCAAATATTTTGTATTGATTTAAATTTATTGATGGCATCAGATGATGATATAATTCTTGATAAGTATTATTCTTATATTTATCAAAGCTATGAAAAAAAATTATTAGTTGATTCATCATGTTCTTCCCCATTTTATATCTTGTACTGTTTCACTTGAATAATCCATACCAACATCAGTTGAAAAGAATCTTTGTTGAGATGTATTATTTGTTTTTCTTCCGTTTGTTTTATCAAAATCTGCCCAATGAGAAACAACCTTAAATATTATATTACTATCTTTACCTTGTTCAGATATTTCAAAAGTATCTATTGTGCCTTTGTAAAGTAAAAAAGGGTCTGCAATAAGTGTGTTGGTATCGTTAAGAAAACCTCTAAAAATTGTTACAGAATCATTTACTACATTCTCGTTAAGTGCCGTAGAAATAAATGTTTGGTCTGCACCAGATAAACCAATATTTAAAGTAGTTTTTGTTATATCTACTTCTTCAGAAAAATTAGATAAACCCATAATAAAACTTGATGCTGAATATGTAACGCTTGAACCAGATACTGAACTTGTCAATGTAAACGAACAATCAGTAATATTGACTGGCGTACTAAAACCAAAAGTAATTAAATGAACAGGTCTAATATCATTAGTTGCTAATTCATTTTTTATTGCTGTCGATAAACTTCTCGTCATAATCTTCTATTGTTTTTCTCCTAACTTTCATGTCATTATAGACGACCCATTTTGCAGTTTTACTAGGAAACTCTCTTTGTTTCAATTTTAAATTTTCTGCGTCAATCTCAGATGCTTCAACAATCTCTTCTGCTAAAACATCAACATTGATAAAGTATTTTATTTTATAATGCTTCTTCGACATCAAGTTCAAATTTGTATAGTAGGTTTCCATCTTTATCTGCACCTACAACACCAAACTCTTGAATATCATTAGTCAAATGCACAGTAAAAGGAATATTGTCATAACTCACAGTTTCATCATCTGCTAATGCAGAAACTAAAGGTGGTTCTATTGTAACTGTTGCAGAGTTGGATGAACTTGTTACATCTGATACAACCATATAGATTTTAGTATGACCATTGAATTTAATAAAATCACCAGCTTTTAATCTTCCTGAACCATCACCAGCAAAACCATCAATAGCAATAGTAGTATCTCCAGCAGTGTGACTTCCATTTACAGCAAGTGTTCCTGTTTCATTTCCTCTAGCATCTTCTAGTTCAGGAGGAATGATTGTAAAATTTTCTTTGCTACTTCTTTGTTTGATAATGAAAGCCATTAACTCTCCATAAATATCACTTCTTTTTCCAGTAATAATAGATGCAGTAAAACCGAATCTTTGACCATCTATTTGTCTTGCAAATTTTTTACCACTATCGCTTTTTGAAATAATAGTTGTTTGGATAGATTTAATACCCATTGATTGAAAATTAGCTGTTGATATAGGAAATGCACCGCTCATTAAATTAAACTTGGAACTCCTCTCTCATTTACTGACTCATTAATAATTCTTGATATTGTTCCTCTTCTTTCTACTAATAGTCTGTCAATACCTGAAGCATCAACTGCATTTATTGTAAAGTTTACATTTACAGCTTGACCACCTAAACCTCTTGCATTTTGTGTAATCTGTCCTGTTTGATTTGGTATAAATAATTCTGCACCTCTTTCACCGACAAGAGTTGGCATACCTTTTGCTACTGCACCGCCTGATTGTTTTCCAAAAAATGGAATTTTAAAAGGTAAAAAAGAACCAGCAGTTGAAAATACTGCTTGTATTTTCTTTTGATTTGATATTGCTTTTTGTATTGCTAAGTCT